CCACCCTCGAGGTGCTTTTGCTTTAAAAGAGAAGAAAGACGGAGTGATTACTACTCTACGAAACGTGGTATGGCAGGTAGGTAAAAGTGGAATCGTAAGTCCAGTAGCTATTCTTGACCCTGTAAATATTGATGGGGCTATCGTAAGTAGAGCTACTCTTCACAATATAAAATATATACGAGAACTAAATCTGGAGATAGGATGCAGTGTAGAAGTTATTCGTTCTGGAGATATTATTCCAAGGATAGTGAAAAGAATTTAGTCACATTCGAAAAAATAATTCTTGACTTTTATCTCAGGATTCCGTATAATATATTTTCAAAACTTAGGAAAGGATTAAATGACACAGATTCAAGCCCCAACAAATTGCCCATCGTGCAGTTCGTTACTTGAGGAGGTCAACTTTGTTTTGTTCTGCAGGAACGTTTTTTGTGACGCTAAGCAAGCAAAACAACTTCAGCATTTTGCAAAGACTCTAAAGATAAAAGGCTTAGGTGAAGCCACTATTAGTAAGTTAGAGCTTACTGATATACTGGACATCTATGCTTTATCAAAAGACGAAATTTGTTTTATGCTGGAATCTACTAAGTTGGGTGAGAAGCTATATGCTGAGATTGAAATGTCTAAGCAGGCTTCCCTGAATGTTTTACTACCTGCTTTCAGTATTCCGCTGATTGGCAAAGTCGCATCAGAGAAACTTTCAAAAGTTGTCGAAGATATTGATAGTATCAATGCACATACTTGTCAAGAAGCTGGTCTGGGAGAAAAAGCTACAGAAAACCTGCTTAATTGGATTGAAGTAGATTTTCCGGAAGTAGCCAATCTACCTTTTAGCTGGAAGTTTACACGCGCAGTTCAAATGCCTACTAAAGAGTTCATTTGCATCTCTGGTAAATTAAAAAGTTATAAAACTAAAGCGGATGCGTATAAAGACTTAGAGGCAAGAGGCTTTGTAATTAAAAGTAGTATTACAAAAGAAGTTACGATTCTAGTCAATGAAAGTGGCATAGAGTCAGCAAAAACAAAAAAAGCCAGAGAGTCTGGCGTAACTATAGTTACTAATTTACAACAATTTTTATTGGAGAATTGATATGGCAGTTCCAAAGTGGACAGAAGAACGCGTTAACGCACTTACAAATTTTGTAGGAGACGAATCTCCTATCTCTCAGAGCACAGTTGCTGAAGCAGCTGAAACTCTGGAAACCTCCTCTCGCTCAGTTTCTAGCAAACTGCGTAAGATGGGCTATGAAGTAGAACTGGCCTCCGCTAGTACTACTAAGGCTTTCTCAGATGAGCAGGCTGCTACTCTTGCTACTTTCGTACAGGATAACAGCGGTAATTATACCTATGCTCAGATTGCAGATGCCTTTGACGGTGGTAGTTTTACCGCCAAGCAGATTCAGGGCAAGGTACTGTCTCTGGAATTGACTGAGCACGTCAAGCCTGCTCCTGTTAAGGAGTCTGTAAAGACTTACTCAGACGATGAAGAAGCTACCTTCATTCAGATGGTCAACGATGGCGCTTTCGTTGAGCAGATTGCTGAAGCCATGGGTCGTTCCGTGAACTCTGTTCGTGGTAAGGCTCTTTCCCTCCTGCGTGCTGGCTCTATCGAAGCCATTCCTCGCCAGGAGACTCTGAAGTCTTCTACCAAGGAAGATCCTCTGGCATCCCTGGAAGACATCACAGGCATGACTGTAGAAGAAATTGCTACTTCTATTGGCAAGACTGTTCGTGGTGTTAAAACTATGCTTACTCGTCGTGGTCTGACCGCCTCAGATTACGATGGTGCTGCCAAGCGCGAAAAGGCCGCACAGTAAGATAGTAACTAAACTAATGGGTACAGGGTTTCAACCTTGTGCCCATTTTTTAGCATTCGGGAGAAATGCGATTGAATCTGGCTAGTACATTTATAAAGCAGATACTTCTGTGTAAAGATTCTGAGACCTGGTCTCAGACTCGCAGAAACTATTTGCCTGCAGAATATCATATTATCTATGATATTATATCAAAGCATAATGACAAAAATCATATGCTTCCGTCTTTTGACGACCTTCATTTAGGGGTTCGTGACTCAGCAACACAAGAAAAAATATATGCTATCAAAGCGGAAAAAGATATTGAACTAGACCCATATACACTTCTTCAGTATTTGAAGAATGAATATGCTCAGAAAGAGATTCTCGCGTCTCTCGAAACCTATGTAGACAATTCTATAGCATTTAACGATGCGGAAGAGTCTATAAATGAACTTCATCAGATTGTACTTGATATTGAAGACAAAGTAGATATTGAAGACCCCAATGAGAGTATGCAAAGTATTCCGCTGTGGGAATCTGAAGAAGACCTTCAGAAGTATGTCGCGCTTGGATTGAACGAAGAATACGACTATGATATTCAGTTCTCTCCGAGAGACTTAATTCTTGTTGGAGGCAGGAGAGGTGCAGGTAAGTCAATTACCTGCGCTAATCTTGCAAACAATATGATTGCTTCTGGAAAATCTGCAATCTATTTTACCATTGAGATGGATAGCAGGTCAATTCTTCAACGTTGTTGCTCAATCGCAACAGGGGTTCCATTTGCTAGATTGAAAATGAAGAACCTTAGCGTAGTAGAATGGGAAAAAGTAGCTTCTTGGTGGGCACACCGCTACACTGAAGGCTCGGAACGTCTGAAAGAATACAGAAGTCACAGAGATTTTGACAAGCTGCACAATATACTAAAGTCTAGCCATGAGCTTCTCCCGACTCAGCAACTAGACGTAGTATATGACTCAGGATTAACTCTTGGGAAGATTCGTGCTACCTTGGATAAACAAGCTAGCAGAATAAAGCCTGGCATTATAATTGTAGACTATCTTAATCAAGTAAGGCGTTCCAATCTTCCTGCTCGAGGCGGACAGTACGATTGGACAGAACAAATTGAAGTGAGCAAATCCCTAAAGTCAATGGCTCAGGAGTATGAAGTACCTGTGTTCTCTCCCTATCAAACAGACGCTACAGGCGAGGCTCGTTTTGCAAAAGGTATTCTAGATGCGGCAGATGCTGCATTTGCTTTGGAGACCTGGGATCAGGAAGATGCCTGCATGAGTTTTAATTGTGTAAAAATGCGCTCTGCTTCAATGAAATCTTTTACTTCTAAAATGGACTGGGAAACTTTAAAAATAGGGCCAGAGCCTGCAATGTCTCCAAAAGAAAAAGAGGATTCCGACCTTAAATCTGATGAAGATATTGATGATATATAAAAAATAATTCTTGACTTTCAGAGGTATATTGTAGTATAATATATCTAATTTCTGACAATCAGGAGACTTTTTATTTATGCTCGTTCAAGTGTCAAGTTCTTATAGACCTTTATCTCGTAAGAGAAAGCTACTACCTAAAGTTCGCAGAAAGCCAAAAGTAGCGTTCCAAGAATACGTCCCAGAGTCAAAGCCATATCGTAGACCCACAAAGAGCTACCCTTCGGTAGTATCTACGGGTGCGATACGGGGCAAAGAATCTGATGACTATAAAAAAGAAGTATCAAGTAAATATACGATTGCCCCTGCGTATAATAAAGGAGCTTATCAGCTAATTGCGCAGGACAACGTAAAGGATATTGGACGATGATGAGTGAAGACGTATGGAGGTTTCTACGGAGCCTTCTAGACCCAGATATGTATGGGCATGCAGTAACAGAAGAAGTACGAAACGAAGCAAGAAAACTATTAGGAATGAATCCAGTACCTCTGAGGAATAATGACAGTACAAGAACTACTCACTAAAAGGAATATAAAGTTTCTCCCAAAAGGAGCAGACTTTTTGGTACGATGCTTAAACCCAGAGCATCCAGATAAAAATCCTAGCATGAGAGTAGACCAGATTACTGGTGTCTATAACTGTTTTTCCTGTGGTTACAAAGGAAATGTTTTTAATCTTTTTGGAGAAAAAGTAAACCAACTACAACTACGCAGAGAGAATCTTAAACGAAAAATTATACAAAAGAGTGCGGAAAGTGTTGGTTTATCTTTTCCTAAAAACTCCCTTCCATATATTGGGAATTGGAGAGAAATCAAACCTGAAACTTACAAAAAATTTGAAGCGTTTCAAAATAGTCAGAATGACTATGTTGGGCGTATTGTGTTTCCTATTCGAAGTGTGTCTGGAAAAATAGTAGCTTTTCAAGGCAGACATACTTCGAATGGTACACCTAAGTATCTTACGCTTCCTGCCGGAGCAAAACTCCCTTTATTTCCCACACCAAATCCACGAGAAGGGAAAATAATACTTGTGGAGGGACTTTATGATGCTTTAAACTTATATGATAAAGGATTGACCAACGCAGTGTGTTGTTTCGGAGTAAAAACTGTCAACGAGGATAAGCTACTTCTTGCCAAGATGCAAGGAGTAGAAGAAGTAGTAATCTTCTTTGACGGAGACGACGCCGGACAGGCAGGAGCC